GTCGGGAAGGTCGCGGATCAAGAGGATACTTTATTTATCCAACATTGAGAGCTGAGCAACCTCACATCATCGCTCAATGGGAAGCTGCATTTACTAAGATTTTGAAGGAGTGGTGATGGCCGGTCAAAGTAGAACGCTCAAGCTTTCGATTCTGGCTGACATTGACAACCTCAAAAAGAATCTCAATAGCGGATCAAACGAGGTTGAAGGTTTTGGCTCAAAACTCGGAGGATTTGCAAAAAAGGCTGGTGCAGCTTTTGCGGTAGCTGGAGCAGCTGCCGCAGCTTACGCTGGCACATTGCTTGTTGATGGTGTGAAATCTGCCATCGAGGATGAAGCCGCTCAAGCCAAATTGGCAACTACTCTTAAAAATGTAACTGGTGCAACAAATAACCAAATTAAAGCGGTTGAGGATTACATAACTCAAACCGCTTTGGCTAACGGCATTACCGATGACCAATTAAGGCCATCGCTAGATCGTTTGATTCGCTCAACAAAGGATGCGACCAAAGCACAGGAATTGCAATCATTAGCTTTGGACATTGCCGCAGGTACAGGCAAAGACCTTTCGGCCGTTTCTGAGGCATTGGGTAAAGCTTACGATGGCAATTTAGGAGCACTCAAGCGTTTAGGTGTGGGCATTGATGACTCAATTATTAAATCAAAAGATTTTGATGCCGCAGCTGCCGCGCTTTCAAAAACTTTTGAAGGTCAGGCATCAAAGCAAGCTGAAACTTTTCAAGGCAAAATGGCGCGGCTAACTGTCGCATTTGATGAAGCAAAAGAAACTGTCGGATCGTATGTGCTGGATGCGCTGACACCATTGATCAGCGGATTTGTGGACAAAGGCATACCGGCAATTCAAGATTTTGCAAGCGATTTGGGCAAAAAATTGGGGCCAGCATTTAGCGCAATCTTCAAAGTTATCCGCGATGATCTTTTGCCGATTTTGACATCATGGTGGAATTTTCTTTCAAAAGAAGTAATCCCGGCAATCGGCTCAGTAATCGAACCGATTCTTTTAGGTTTGCAATCCGCATTTAACAAAATCAAAAAAGCCATCACAGACAATGAAGCCGAATTGCAGCCATTTTATGATGCGCTTGAAAAGGTTTGGGATTTTATAAAAAAGTATCTTGCACCACTTTTGGGCGGTACTTTCAAAACGGCGTTGGAAGGTATTGGCACAGTTGTCGGTGGCCTTGTAACAGGTTTTTCAAAGCTGGTGGGATTTATTACAAACACGATCAACAAAATTAAAGAGTTTGTCGAATTTGTAAAAAACAATCCTGTCACACGCTTTTTTGGTGGCATTACCGGTGCAAGTTTTGATGGTGGCGGCGGTACTCAAGGTTTAGTTTTTGGCGGCGAGGATGGCACCGGTGGCACTATCAATGGTGGCACTATCAATGGTGGCACCGATGGCGATGTCGGCGGAGGTACACCGGTAATAGTCACTTCAAAACAAGGCGGCACACGCGACATTTCCGGATTGTCATTGGCTCAACAGGCAGCCGTTTTGCGTAGCATCGCTTTACAAGAGGAAACCGAAAGATTGAGGAAAGCCCGTGCCGCAGCTGCAGCTGCAAGAGCAGCGGCCACCGGTGGCCTTTCAACAGCTGAAAGAATCATTATCAATGTAAATTCTGCATCGGTCATTGATGAGGAAGGATTCAGCCGAGCTGTGACAGATGCGCTCAACAATTCCTACTATCGAGGCACAAGCGGTGCAGGAGCTTTGGTTACAGCACCATGACATTATTCAATCCAATTTGGCGTGTGACTATCAATGGTATCCAATACCAGACGGCTATTTTGGCCAACCTAACCATTACCAGCGGTCGCACAAACATTTACGAACAAGCACAGGCCGGATACACAAATCTCGAAATTATCAACCTAGATCAATCCAATGTGACAATTCAAATCAACGATGGATTGGCAATTGAATTGCAGGATTCCACAGGCACATTTGTGCCCATTTTTGGTGGATCGGTAGTAGAGGTTTCAATTTCTGTTGCTGAGGTAGGAAATGTGGATTATGCACAGCGCATCAAAATCATCGCATTAGGCGCATTGGCGAGATTGCCGAAAGCATTGACCAATGGTGTGCTTTCCAAAGATTTTGATGGTGATCAGATTTACGATGTTTTGAAAGATGTTTTGTTTGATACTTGGGAGGAAGTGCCACAAGCTACAACATGGGCAACCTATGATCCAACAACGCAATGGCAAGATGCTGAAAATTCTGGATTAGGCGAAATTGATCAACCAGGCAATTATGAATTGGCCGCGCGGTCAAGCTCACGGACAGATGTTTATTCTTTGGTCTCAGCTTTGGCCACATCAGGATTGGGCTACATTTTTGAAGATGCTCAAGGCCGAATTGGGTATGCAGACAGCACACATCGGGTCAATTATTTGACCACCAATGGTTATGTCAATCTCACCGCCAATCACGCTTTGGCATCAGGTTTGAGCATCCAGCAACGAGCTGGAGATGTACGCAATTCGATCACCTTAAAATATGGGGCAACATCATCAGCTGAGGAATCGGCAAGTGATGCCGCCTCGATTGCGCTTTATGGCCAATTGGCTCAAATCATCACGACCACATTGCACAATTCTAGCGATGCCGAGGATCAGGCTGATTTTTATTTAACCTTGAGAGCCAATCCACGATTCAATTTCAACAACATCACATACGAGCTGACCAATCCAGAGCTTGATGATGCTGACCGGGATAATTTAATCAATGTTTTCATGGGTATGCCTTTGCTCATTGCTGATTTACCGCTCAACATGAATTCTGGAACATTTACGGGTTTTGTTGAAGGCTGGACATTTTCGGCCAGATACAATCAGGTCAGCATTTCAATGCTTTTGTCACCATTGGCCTTTTCATTGCAAGCCATGCGATGGAACGATGTGGCAATTGGCGAAGCTTGGAACACAATCAATCCAACATTGGATTGGAATAATGCCACGATTGTGGCGTAAGGAGAAAACATGACAAACCCAACCAGCAATTTCAATTGGCAAATGCCAACGAACACGGATTTGGTTTATCAGCTCCCGGCCGATTTCGAGGTATTTGGTCAGGCTGTTGATACATCATTGGCCGATCTTAAAGGCGGCACAACCGACCAAGTGTTAGCCAAAAACAGCAATACAGACATGGATTTTAAATGGGTCACATCAGGTAGTTTCCCATGGCAAACATGGACAGCCACTTATGGAAACATCACAGTTGGAAATGGAACAGCCACAGCTCGTTACCAGCAAATCGGCAAAACCATCAATTTTCGTTACAATTTGACTTTTGGATCGACAACATCAATTACAGGAAATGCACATTTCTTTTTGCCTGTAACACCACTCTATGACACACCATGTTCAATTGTTGTTCGCGATAATGGTGTTGCTTTTTATCCAATGACTGGCTTAGTTTTTGCAAGCGGTGGTTATTGTGACATCGTTGTAGGAAATGCAAGCGGTACTTATGTTACACAAAGCCAAGTCACAGCAGCTGTTCCAGTAGCATTGGCAACAGGTGACAACATTTATGTTTCAGGAACTTACGAGGTGGCATGATGATATTTGCATTTAATTCAGCTTTTCCAGATGCTACAAATGAGCAAAAATGGGAACAAATCAAGTTATGGCGTAATGCCGAACTCAATCGCACAGACTGGACACAGGTCGCAGATTCGCCAGCCGATAAAGCGGCGTGGGCTACTTATCGCCAAGCTTTAAGAGATCTTCCAGCGCAAGGCGGATTGGCTGATGATGCGGAATTTCCAACCGCGCCATGAGTAATTTTCCACAAGGCACATTGCCTCGATTGATTCAGGTTGCACTCGCTGAGGTGGGCACAGCCGAAACGGGCAACAATGAGACGAAGTACGGCAAACACATGAAAGCCGACAAGCTGCCATGGTGTGGGTCGTTTCTCAATTGGTGTGCTGATCAAGCTGGTGTAAAAGTGCCAAATGTGGTCAGCACTCGTGCTGGAGCTGAGGCATTTCAAAAGCGTAAGCAATGGCACACCACGCCAAAAATTGGTGATTTTGTTTTCTTTGATTTTATCGTCGATGACAAAACCACAATCAATCACATTGGCTTGGTGATTCGCTGTTCAGAAAAACAAATCGTGACTATCGAAGGCAACACATCAGCTGGTGCAAGTCAGCGCAATGGCGGAGAAGTCATGGTGAAATCAAGAGCTTTGGGAGCACGCTCATTTGTGGTCGGTTATGGCCGGCCTACTTATGAGCCATTTTCCGGTGATTTACCGGATCGACCAAAAGGAGAAAAATAATGGAGCAAGCAAAAGCAATTGCAGCCTCATGGGGCCGCTCATACATCGCAGCTGCATTGGCCGTTTATATGGCCGGTGGCGATCTCAAGGCAATGGCAATGGGTGGCGTAGCCGCTGTTGTGCCGGTCATTTTGCGCTGGTTAAATCCAGCTGACAAAGCTTTCGGATCAACGGGGAAATGATCCCGAAACTACTCGCGGCAGGTTTAGCTTTGATCCTTTCGCTAAGCCTTGCCGGGTGTGGTTATGATGGTTGGGTCAGATACCCATGCCAAGAGCATGAAAATTGGGAAAACAAAGATTGCCAGAAACCTCAATGCAAGGTGACTGGCACCTGTACAGAGGATTTGATAGGCGATGCCTTCCAAGAATAAAGAGCGATTAAGCCAAGAGGACATCAAAGCTCGCCTAATGTTTTTGATCGGCTCGGTGCTGGCTATTGTGTTCCTTATTGTCACTTTGGGGATTACTTACGCATTGATCTTTGTGACACAGCCAATTGGAGCACAAGCTCCCAATGATGCAGCTTTCATCGATT